ATGCATTATATTGTTGGTCAAGCAGTATTAAATGGAAGTTATACTATTCATTTAATTAAGTTCGTAGAGGAATCTGAAAGTATTTTAATATACATTCAGAACAATGATGAAATATTGTTGTGGAAAGAGTTTACTTCTATGATGCCTGTATCTATTGAATACAATATAAACTTTCTGTAATGACCGATAATGAAAGAAAAGAACTAATAGAAAAAGTAGAAGTTCTTAAAAAACAAAAAGAAAGTATCTCTGATTGGATGGAACAAATGTCTGTTGCTGATGAGATTCACAATATTGAAATGAAATTAAATGGAGTCAAGCCAACTGATTCACATATAGATTGTATTGGTTGTGGCTCGTAAATTAAATTATGAAATCACCTTTTGCTTTTATTGTAAAACCTTTAAAAGGTAAACGATATAACAATACAAAAGAAATGTCCGGAGTGGACATTATTATAAGTACATCTGAAGAGGATTTTCGATTCGCAAATCGAGAAGCCGAAGTAATAGAACTCCCCCTTGGATATAAAGGTCCAATAAAGGTGGGAGATTTTTTATTAGTACATCACAATGTTTTTAAGTTCTACAATGATATGAAGGGTACAAAACGAAGTGGTAAAAGTTACTTTAAGGATGATTTGTTTTTTGTAGAAAAAGAACAATTTTATATGTACCATAATGGTACACAATGGAATGCCTGTGATAGATACTGTTTTGTTAAACCTGCTCCCGTTGAAGAATCATATGTATACAAGCCTTTAAGCGAAGAGCCTTTAGTAGGTATTATGCAATACCCAAACGATTATTTAAAATCTAAAGGTGTCACAAAAGGAGATAAGGTTTGTTACAAACCCAATAGTGAATATGAATTCATCGTTGACGATGTTAAGATGTATAGAATGTTTGACCATCAAATCGTTATGTCAATATGAATGTAGGAATATTTGAAGATGTAATAAAAGATGTAGAATCTTATGTTCAAGATATAAATGATTTTGGATTTGAAGATGTTAATCTTGATGAGGGTTTGTTTAAGAATATACAGATAAGACCTATAGATGAATTTGTTCTATTTTTAGAAAAAAAATATCCATCGTATGAAGCAGTTTTAAATTTTATTAGACGTTCTCCTAAGAATCAAGAAGAACCAAATTGGATTCATACAGATGAAATGATGGGAGACTTGACCGCTATACTTTACTTAAACACAGAGCATCCCGAAAAGGATGGAACTACGTTGTATTATAAAGGAGAAAAAATGTGTATCTTGAGGTCAAGATATAATAGGCTTATTGTTTTTCCATCTAACCTTTATCATTCAAGAAATATTTTTGAAAATTTTGGTTATGCAGAAAAAGCAAGATTAATACAAGTGTGTTTTTTAAAAGAAAAAAACAATGGATGATTTTCACAAATTTCTTGAAGAACAAAATATAGATTTAGAAACTCTTAATAATTACATTGACTCTGAAGAGTTTGAGTCACAAGCAGGACCTGTTGTCGATTTTGGTAATAATAATTATGAAGTTAGAAATTCAAGCATTGAAGGTTTTGGAATTTTTGCAACAAAGGATTTTAATAAAGGAGATGTCATTGGATATGGAACTTTTGATGGATGTAGAACTATAGCAGGTAGGTACACAAACCACTCTAAACATCCTAATGCAGGATTTTATTATTTTAGAAATAATGAAAATATGATACTGTTAGCAAATGGATATTATGAGTAAGTATATTTATTGGGAAGACGAGTGGAATGAACACGATGGTTCACCGATTCCAATTAGAAAATCTAAAAGATTTAAAAATGAAATCAAAAGAAATAAAATTAAAAATAATAGAAGCAGGTCACAGGGCAGTGGAACAACTGATAAAGGTAGCGAAGGAAGCGATTATTAAACACGACCCTGAGGATGACCTTTCTGCTGATAGGTTAAAGAATGCAGCAGCTACTAAAAAATTAGCAATCTTTGATGCTTTTGAAATACTTAATCGTATAGAAGCTGAAAAGGATGCAATAGATTCATTAGAAAAAGGAGCAAGTAAAACTGATACAAAACAAGGATTTGCAGAAAGAAGGTCTAAATAACTTATTTATAACCCTTAATGGTGTTGTACCAAAAAACGTTTTAAAGTCTAAGAACAAGGCTAAAACGTGGAAATATGGGTATGACACTAAGTATGAGTTTGTAGTTATTTCTAAGACAGGTCAGATTGGTGAGGTTATTAGTATAAGTGGATTAAAGATAGCGTTACCATTAGAACCAAAAAAGTGTCTTCAAAGACACAAAAATCCTGAAGAACAATATTGGGAAAGAGAAGACCTTCCTAAGCCATTAAATAAAATACAATCTATATTTCAGTGGAATGAAATGTCATCTGAATTTAAAGACAGATGGGTAGATTATATTGAGGAAGAGTTTGACAGAAGAGAACAAGGTTTATGGTTTATGTCTAATGGTAAACCAACATACATAACCGGAGCACATTATATGTATTTGCAATGGACAAGTATAGATGTGGGGTATCCGGACTTTAGAGAAGCTAATAGAATATTGTTTCTTTATTGGGAAGCATCAAAGGCAGACACAAGGAGTTTTGGAATGATATACTTAAAGATAAGACGTTCAGGCTTTTCTTTTATGTCATCATCTGAATGTGTTAATACAGGAACACTTGCAAAAGATTCAAGAGTAGGTATCTTATCTAAGACAGGTTCTGATGCTAAAAAAATGTTTACAGATAAGGTAGTTCCTATAAATAGTAGGCTACCGTTTTTCTTTAAACCTATTATGGATGGTATGGATAAGCCAAAAACAGAGTTGGCTTTTAGAATTCCTGCAGCAAAGATTACAAAGAAAAATATGTACGATACAACTAATGATGAGTTGTATGGATTAGACACCACTATAGATTGGAAGAATACAGATGACAACAGTTATGATGGTGAAAAATTATTATTATTAGTTCACGATGAAAGTGGTAAATGGATAAAGCCTAATAACATTTTAAATAATTGGAGAGTTACCAAAACTTGTTTAAGGTTAGGTAGTAAAATTATAGGAAAATGTATGATGGGGTCTACATCAAATGCACTTGAAAAGGGTGGTGATAATTTTAAAAAACTATACACAGATTCTGATGTGGGAAAACGAAATGCCAATGGTCAAACTAAAAGTGGTATGTATTCACTTTTCATCCCTATGGAATGGAATATGGAAGGGTTTATAGACAGGTATGGTATGCCTGTTTTTGATACACCGGAAAAACCTGTTGTTGGAATAGATAATGAATTAATACATCAAGGAGCAATTGATTATTGGAAAAACGAAGTTGAGTCTTTAAAAAATGACCCTGATGCATTAAATGAATATTACAGACAATTTCCAAGAACCGAGTCCCACGCATTTAGAGATGAAAGTAAACAGTCTCTTTTTAATCTAACTAAAATATATCAGCAAATAGATTACAATGATTCATTAATTATTGACCATCATATTACGAGAGGGTCTTTGAGTTGGAAGAATGGAGTTAAAGATACTGAGGTAATATTTTCTCCAAACAATAGAGGAAGGTTTTTAGTTTCTTGGACTCCTAATAAGTCTTTACAAAACAGGGTTGATATAAGAAGAGGTGTTAAGTATCCCGGTAATGAACACATAGGTGCATTTGGTTGTGATAGCTATGACATATCAGGTGTAGTTGGTGGCGGTGGCTCTAATGGAGCACTGCACGGAAAGACTATGTTTAGTATGGCTGAAGCACCAAGTAATGAATTTTTCTTAGAATACATAGCAAGACCACAAACTGCAGAAATATTTTTTGAAGATGTTTTGATGGCTTGTGTGTTTTATGGTATGCCTATATTAATAGAAAACAATAAACCTCGATTATTATATCATTTTAAAAACAGAGGGTATAGAGGGTTTTGTATGAACAGACCTGATAAGGCATATACCAAATTATCAAAAACTGAAAGAGAGTTGGGTGGAATACCTAACTCAAGTGAGGCAGTAAAACAAGCACACGCTTCTGCAATTGAATCTTACATTGAAACTAATATAGGTTTTAAAGATGATATGGAAGTTGGGGATATGGTTTTTTCAAGAACTTTAGAAGATTGGGCAAAGTTTGATATTAGCAATAGAACTAAGTATGATGCTTCTATTAGTTCAGGCTTAGCAATTATGGCAACACAGAAACACCTTTATTTACCTGAGAAAAAAGTTTCAAAAATAAAGGTTAACTTTGCAAGGTATAGTAACAAGGGCAAATATAGCGAAATTATTAGATGAAAAAAGTAAACATAAATATATCATCTGCCGGATTTCCAAGTCAATTTGTATCTGATTCAGAGAAAGCTACTGATGAATTTGGATTACAAATAGGACAGGCTATTCAATACGAATGGTTTAAAAAAGACGGTAGTGGTTGCAGATACTTTAGTCAGTGGAGAGACTTCAATAGACTAAGATTGTACGCAAGAGGAGAACAGGGTACAGGAAAATATAAAAACGAATTAGCAGTTGACGGAGATTTGTCTTATCTAAATTTAGATTGGACCCCCGTTCCTGTATTACCTAAGTTTGTAGATATCGTAGTTAACGGTATGCAAGATAGAGAATTTAGCGTTAAGGCTTACGCACAAGATGCACTGTCTCAATCCAAAAGAAGTAAGTATCAGCAAATGATTGAAGGGCAAATGGTAGCTAAACCAATGCTTGAAACTATACAAAAGAAAACCGGTGTTAATCCTTTTACTATGGAACCGGATGAACTTCCTCAAACTGATGATGAGTTAAAGTTATATATGCAGTTGAACTATAAACCTGCAATTGAAATAGCAGAGGAAGAGGCAATTTCAACAATATTTGAAAGCAATAAATATAATGATATAAGAAAGCAGTTAGATTATGATTTAACTGTTTTAGGTGTTTCAGTAGCAAAGCACGAATTTTTACCCGGTGATGGGGTTAGACTTAAATATGTTGACCCTGCTAATGTTGTCTATAGCTATACAGAAGACCCACATTTTAAAGATTGTTTCTATTGGGGAGAAATTAAAACAGTACCAATTACTGAGTTAATTAAAATTGACCCAACTCTAACTAACAACGACTTAGAAGAAATATCTTCATATGCACAAAGTTGGTTTGATTATTTTAATGTAGCACAATATTATCAAAATGATATTTTCTATAAAGACACTGCTACGTTAATGTACTTTAATTATAAGTCTACTAAAAAAGTTACTTATAAAAGAAAAGTAAAAGATAATGGTAATGTAACTATGGTGGAGAAGGATGACACTTTTAATCCACCTATTGAAATGCAGGAAGAAGGAAACTTTGAAAAGGTTCAAAAAACAGTTGACGTATGGTATGAAGGAGTAATGGTTATGGGTACTAATATTATTCTCAAGTGGGACTTGATGGAAAATATGGTTAGACCTCAATCAGCTACTCAACACGCTATACCAAATTATGTAGCAGTTGCACCAAGAATGTATAAAGGTGTTATTGAATCTTTAGTAAGAAGAATGATACCTTTCGCTGATTTAATTCAGATTACACATTTAAAACTACAACAGGTTATAGCGAGAGTTGTGCCTGATGGTGTGTTTATTGATGCTGATGGATTGAATGAAGTAGACCTTGGTACAGGAAATGCTTATAATCCCGAGGATGCTTTAAGGTTATATTTTCAAACAGGTTCTGTTATTGGTAGAAGCTATACTCAGGAAGGAGACTTTAATCAAGCAAGAACTCCTATAAAAGAGTTACAATCATCTTCAGGTGCATCAAAAACTCAAATGCTTTTAAGTAACTACAATCATTATCTAAATCAAATTAGATTAGTAACGGGGTTAAACGAAGCAAGAGATGGAAGCACACCTGACCCTAACTCTTTGGTTGGGTTACAAAAGTTAGCTGCACTAAATTCAAACGTAGCTACAAGGCATATTTTAGATGGAAGCTTATACATATATCGTAGTCTTGCTGAGGCAACTACATATAGAGTAGCGGACATTTTGCAATACGCTGATTTTAAAGAAGAATTTATAAACCAAATCGGTAAATACAACGTCTCTATATTAAATGATATAAATGATTTGTATATATATGATTTCGGAATATTTATTGAATTAGCACCGGATGAAGAACAAAAACAACAATTGGAACAAAATATCCAAATGGCTTTATCTAAAGGTGATATTAATTTGGAAGATGCTATTGATATTCGTGAGATAAAAAATCTTAAACTTGCTAACCAACTTCTTAAAATGAAAAGGGTTTCTAAGCAAGAGAGAGATGAAAAAATGGCTATGCAGAAACAAGCTATGCAGTCGCAACAACAACTTAAGTCTCAAGAGATGGCGGTTCAGGCAGCACAGATGAAAGTGCAGATGGAGACAAAAGCAAAAATGGAGTTTAGACAAGCCGACATTGCTTTTGAAATAGAGAAGCTAAAAGCTGAAGCTGAATTGAAATCTCAATTAATGCAACAAGAGTTTGACTTAAATATGCAATTAAGAAATGCAGATGCAGAATTACTACAAAGCAGAGAGACTCAAAGAGAAGATGCAAAAGCAAAAAGAATTTCTCAAGCTAATACAGAACAATCTAAAATGATTAACCAACGTAAAAATAATTTACCTCCGATTAACTTTGAATCAAACGAGGATAGTTTAGATGGGTTTGACCTTGCAGAATTTAACCCAAGGTAATCGTCTAAAACTATAATAATTTTTGTGTAACTTTGTATAAAATTAAATTCAATTAAATATGGAAATAAAAGTAAGAGCAGTTGACGGCAATGAAGAAAAGTCTGTACAACAAGTTGAGCAAGAGTTGTTAGATAAACACGAAGCACAACAAAATACTGAAGCTACTCAAACACCTGAACCGGTAAGCGTTAAGGAAGAAGTAGTTTCAAAAGAAGAGCCTAAGGCTGAGGAGCCTAAAGCAAAAGAAGAAATTAAAACTCAATCCTCAGAGTTAACAGAGGAAGATGTTCTTAAATTTATTGGTAATAGATATGGGAAAGAGTTTAAGTCTATTGACGAACTCAATCAACAGAGAGAGGAAGAGCCTCTACCTGAGGATGTTTCTAAATATCTACAGTACAAAAAAGATACAGGTCGTGGATTCGATGACTTTGCAAAATTGCAAAAGAATTACGATGAAATGGAACCTGATAACTTGCTAAGAGAATATTTATCTGCAACAGAAAAAGGTTTGGATGCAGAAGATATTGAAGACTTAATGGAAGATTATCATTATGATGAAGATATAGATGATGAAAAATCCATTAAGAAAATAAAATTAGCAAAGAAAAAGACTATTGCGAAAGCCAAAGAGTTTTTTGAGAAGCAACAGGAAACATATAAAGTTCCTCTCGAGTCGAGAAGGAGTGATAATCCTGAAGCGGAAAACGAAGACTACAAGGCATATAAACAATATATAGCTGAAGCGAAGACAGTTAATGAACAGAATGCTTTAAAAAGAGATATGTTCACGAAGAAGACTGACAATGTGTTTAGTGAGTTCAAAGGTTTTGAGTTTACGTTAGACGACAATAAAGTTTATTTTTCTCCCGGTGATGCTGCTGAAATCAAGAAGACCCAAATGGACCCTTCTAACTTTATAAAAAAGTTTTTAGATGACAATGGGTTAATGAATGATGCAAGTGGTTATCACAGGTCATTAGCGATGGCGATGCACCCCGACAAATTTGCTAAGTTCTTTTATGAACAAGGTAAATCTGCTGCTGCTGAAGACACTATGAAGAAGTTAAAAAATGTAAATATGACGACTCGTAGTGCTCCTGAAGTAACATCAAAAGGAGGGATGCAAATAAAATCTTTAAGTAATGACTCGGGTCGTGGCTTAAAGATTAGGAATAGAAATAAATAACGTTTAAAAAAAAAAGTAAAATTATGAGTGTACAAGCAACTCCCGGTTTTGACTTACAACCAAGTGCTCAAAGAGTACCGCTTAAGTCAAACTACATTACTAATTTTGATTTCTTGAATCAGTATCTTCCTGATACTTATGAAAAGGAATTCGAAAGATATGGTAATAGAACAATCTCCTCATTCCTTAGAATGGTAGGAGCAGAAATGCCTTCTAACTCTGACCTTATCAAATGGGCAGAACAAGGAAGACTTCACACTAAATATGTAGACTGTACTACTGCTGCACTTGCAGGAGATATTGAGTTTACATTAACAGTGAATGATGCAGGTAATCCTGCTTTCAGTGCAAGTAACAGTATTGCTATTCGTATTGGACAAACCGTAATGGTTAGTGACAATGCAGGTGGTGGTTCAGTTAAATGTATTGTAACTGAAGTAGATTACGCAGCACAAACTTTCAAGGTTGCAACTTACCCTGATACAGGTCTTCCTGTTGCAGGTGCAAATGCGAAGTTTACTGTATTCATTTACGGTTCTGAATTTAAAAAAGGTACTCACGGAATGAAAGGTTCTCTTGAGGCTGATGACTTTATCTTCGAGAACTCTCCAATTATCATTAAAGATAAGTATGCAGTATCAGGTTCAGATATGGCTCAAATCGGTTGGGTAGAAATTACAACTGAAAACGGAGCAAACGGATACCTATGGTATTTGAAGTCTGAGCACGAAACAAGACTTAGATTTGATGACTACTTGGAAACTTCTATGATTGAAGCAGTTCCTGCTGATGCAGCAGGTGGTGTTGCAACTCAAGCAGTTGTAGGTGCTGAAGATGTAGGTAACAAAGGTTCTGAAGGTATCTTCTATGTTGTAGAGAATAGAGGTAACGTATGGGGTGGTGGAAACCCAACTACTCTTCCTGAGTGGGATACAGTTATTTCAAGACTTGACAAGCAAGGAGCAATCGAAGAAAACGTAGTATTTGTAGATAGAGATTTCTCTTTCGACATTGACGATATGCTTTCTGAGCAATCTTCTAATGCAGCAGGTGGTGTTTCTTACGGTCTATTTGACAATGAAAAAGAAATGGCATTGAATTTAGGATTCACAGGATTCAGAAGAGGATATGACTTCTACAAGTCTGATTGGAAATATCTAAACGACCCAACTATGAGAGGTGGTTTAGCATCAGGACCGGCAGGTGTTGGTGGCTCAGGTAGAGTTAACGGACTTTTAGTTCCTGCAGGTTCTACTTCAGTATACGACCAAGTGTTAGGTAAAAACGCTAAGAGACCATTCTTGCACGTTAGATATAGAGCTTCTGAAACTGAAGACAGACGTTACAAGACTTGGATTACAGGTTCTGCAGGTGGAGCAGAAACTTCAAGCTTAGATGCTATGGAGGTTCACTTCTTATCTGAAAGAGCAGTATGTACTTTAGGTGCTAACAACTTCTTCTTATTCCAAGACTAAGATGATTATATTGGGGGAGTGTCTTTGAAGACACTCTCCCTTTTTTTAAACTTTAATTAAATTTTATAATAATGGCAAAAAAAACAAACAAGCAATTTGTATCTAAGAGTTACAAGCTTACAAGAAACCGAGCACCTTTATCTTTTATGCTGCCGGTTAGACATTCAAAAAGATTTTCACTATTACATTTTGATGACAACACAGGAACCAACAGGGAACTTCGTTATGCGAGGAACCAAAAGTCTTGTTTTGTAGATGAACAAGATAATAATGCATTGTTAGAACCTATTATTTTTGAAGATGGGTTTTTGCACGTTGCTAAGGAGAATCAAGTTTTACAAGAATTTCTTCATTACCATCCTTTAAACGGTAAGAAATTTGTTGAAATGGACAAAGCTAAAGATGCAGCACAAGAGGTTGAAGACCTTATGGTGGAAGCAGATGCTTTAAGTGAAGCTAAGAAACTATCTATTGAGCAACTTGAAAATGTATGTAGAGTATTGTTTGGCACTGATACCTCTAAACTATCAACTGCTGAACTAAAAAGAGATGTATTAGTATTCGCAAGAAATAATCCTTCTGATTTCTTAGAGGTTATCAATGACCCTGATTTGAAATTTCAGGGAACTATACAAAGATTATTTGACCAAGGTTTACTAACAACTCGAAAGAGTGGTAAAGAAGTTTGGTACAATACACCAACTAATAAAACTAAGATGTTAAATGTTCCGTTTGGAGCAGAGGCTGAAGATATGGCAGGTTCATTTTTACAAAGTGATGATGGCTTAGAAGCATTAAAACACTTAGAGGGATTATTGGATTAGTATTAATAATCACTTATTCTAAGAGAGGGGTCAGTTTTCTGACTCCTCTTTTTTTTTCATTATCTTTGTAGAAAAGAATGACAGATGATAAATTCAGTTAGACAAACAGTAATGTCGGTACTGAATAAGAATAACTACGGATATATATCCCCATCGGATTTTAACTTATTTGCAAAACAAGCACAGTTAGATTTATTTGAAGATTATTTTTATTCTTACAACTATCAGATTAACAAAGAGAATGCTCGTAAATCAGGTACGGGTTATGCTGATATTACCAAAGGATTAGAGGAGGTTATTGATACATTTTCTGAAACTCTACCTTTAACTCAAAGTGTTGTAAAGACTAATGGGTATTTTTTACCATCTCTATTGACCACTAATAATGATTACTACCTAATTAATAAAATGCTTATTAACAACAAGGTAGTTGTAAGTGGAACCACTACAAGTAATGTTGGTGGTCAAAATAAAATAGTAGATGCATCGGCAGACTTTAATGCAGATGGTGTAGAGATAGGAGATATAGTTGGTGTAGAAATAGGAAACGTTGCTTACAATTTAGTTGTAACTGCAATAAACACAACGGGAACAGAACTTACTGTTGCTCCAAATGTAGTAAACACTTTTCCTCTTCAGTATACTGTTTATAAAGGAAGAACTGTAAAAGAAGCAGAGAAAGTTACACATAGTAAAATAACTATGCTTAACAACTCTATTCTTACATCTCCTAACCTAACATACCCTGCTTATACGCAAGAGGCATTGGTGGGCGATATGTTCCCTTATACCATAAGTAACCCGGGTCAAGTTGTATGTCAATACATAAGGTTCCCTTATACACCAAATTGGACATACGTTACATTGATTAATGGAGAACCTTCGTTTGATGAGAGTGCTTCTGATTATCAGGATTTTGAATTACCAAACGATGATGAGGTTAATTTAATAAATAAAATACTGCAATATGCAGGTATGTCTATAAGAGAAATAGGTGCAGTTCAATTCGCTCAGGCTGAAGAACAAGCCAATAACCAAGAAGAGAAATAATTATGAGTTATATATCACAATATCAGTATTATGAAAATGGGGGACTACCTCCTGAAAATGCAAATTGGGGTTCATATCAATATGTCTCTCTTGAAGATATAGTTAACAATTTTATGTTAATGTATGCAGGGAATCATAACTTGGTAAACAACGAAGAAAGGTTTAAAGTTTTGTTTCACGCAAAAAGAGCAATTCAAGAATTAAACTACGATGCATTTAAAGAAATAAAAATATTAGAACTAAGTGTCTGTGACACATTAAGATATGTTCTTCCATCAGACTACGTTAATTGGGTGAGAATCTCTTTGTATAGAGATGGGTTGTTAATGCCTTTAACAGAAAACATTCAGACTAATTGGTCCGGTGCTTATCTACAGGATAATGAATGTAGGATATTGTTTGACTTAGACGGTAACGCTTTGTCTCCACAATATTCGGATTTAGATTACGACAGAATAAAAGGAACTAAACAAAGCATATACTTAAATCAAAACTCAGAGTATTATGGAAAAGCAGGTCATTGTGTGGATGGTGCTTGGTACTTTGAATATGGAATTGGTGCTCGTTATGGTTTAAATACAGAGACTGCAAACGCTAATCCTACTTTTAAAATTAACCCAAAAGCAGGTGTAATTAATTTCAGTTCAGGTATGGCAGGTGAGTTATGTGTTCTTGAATATGTTTCTGATGGTATGGAGAATGGTGATGACAGTTTAGTTACAGTGAATAAATTATTTGAAGAGTTTATTTATGCATACATTGAGTTTGCAATACTTAGCACTAAACTTAATACTCAAGAATATATTGTTGCAAGAAAGAGAAAGCGTAAAGCTGCACTTTTAAGAAATGCAAAAATTAGAATTAGTAACATACATCCCGGAAGACTATTACAAAACTTAAGGGGTAGAGATAAGTGGCTAAAATAATATGGCGAATATAACAAGAAACTTTACCCAAGGTAAAATGAACAAAATGGTTGATGAGCGACTCGTTCCAAACGGGGAGTACATTGATGCATTAAATGTTCGTATGGGTTCAACGGAAGGTGCTGAAATAGGGGTTATAGAAAACTCAAAGGGTAATCTGTTAATAACCAATATTCAAGTTGATGGTGTTGCGTTATCTGCTCAAGCCAAATGTATAGGTGCTTTTGAAGATGGTGCTTTTGAAACCATTTATTGGATGATACACGACCCTGCGTTTACTGATAGCAACACAGGTAAGTTGGACTTAATAGTTTCTTGGAATTCAAATAATAATATAGTTGTATACCACGTTATTAGTAAAGACGATGGTGGTGGTGTAGATACTACATTAAACTTTAATGATGATTATTTATTTACAGGAGTTGACAAGGTAGAAAACTTGTTATTTTTTACAGATAATTATAATCCTCCAAGAAAGATAAATGTACAAAAAAATTATGCAAACCCTGATGCAAGTGGGGTAGATGGATTTCCTGCAGAAGACATATTAGTAATTAAAAAACCCCCTACTAATGCACCTGATATTCTCTTGTTGCAAACGGGTAGTCAAGAAAACTTTTTAGAAGAAAGGTTTATTTGTTTTGGGTATAGATATAAATATGATGATGATGAGTATTCAGCAACATCACAATTTACACCACCTGCTTTTAATCCGGGTCCTTTTATGTTCTCCGGTGAAAGTTATCTTAATGAAGGTGTGGTTAATATTTATAACACGGCTTTAGTTACGTTTAATACGGGTGGACCTTTAGTAAAAGGAGTTGACCTTTTGTTTAAAGAAGCGAATAGTCCTGTAATAAAAATTATTGAAAAACTTAATAAAAACGACCAAGGCTATTCAGACTTTCAGGATGTAACATATTCTTTTACTAATAGTAAAATTTTTACAATATTACCTGAAGCTGAGGTATTAAGACTTTATGACAACGTTCCTTTACTTGCCAAAGCACAGACTTTGATGGGTAATAGAATTATGTATGGTAACTATGTTGAAGGATATGATATGATTACCAATGATGGTAATCCTGTTAGACTTGACTATACAACCGAAGCGGTTCGAGAATCTTTTGATGACACAGATGTTGAGGGAGATTCGTTTAACGTTAACTATACAATAGATGGTTCTCAAACAATTAACGATGCAGGTTTAGAATATGATTTTCAAGGAGTTGATTTAGTAGAGGGTGCTACAATAACAGTGTTATGTACATTTGAACACGCATCCTTTAGTGGTGGAACAACACCTGTTGAAACAAATGAAGAACTACTATTTCAATATACGTTCTTGTTACAACAAGATTATGCAAGTGTGTATGAATGGGGAATAAGTAGTATTACATTAGGTCAATTAGGTACTTCATTACCCGGTGGTAATATTCAACCTATGGCTACCCGAGATGATGGTAGCACAATGACTGATGCTTTCAACAGATTATTTAAACCCGATTTAGATGGAACAGAGTTAATATATCAAAGTGGTATAAGTGTAATAGAACAAGCAATTCAGCTTGATGTGAATCCGGGTTCTAATATTGTTAAATTTAGATTTCCTGCTGCTCAATATGCTTCACCTGATATTGTAGCACCTACAAGTATAACAACTGAATATTTTAAAGCAGTTGACGTAGAACTTTTGTATAATAAATTAGGTTCGGGAGAAAGCCTACATAGTAACAGAGGATATGAGGTTGGTATTATTTATATGGATGAGTTTAATCGTTCAACCCCTGCATTAGTTAGCCAATATAATACAACTCATTTTTCTTGTGACGACTCTGATACCGCTAACAGTATATTTATTAATATACCAACAACACAAATTGCTCCGTTTTGGGCAACAAATTATAAGTTTGCTATAAAACCTGATAGAGAAACATACGAAACAATTTATTCAAGTATATTCTTTACTGACCCACAAGACAGTCAAACTTACTTTTTACTTCAAGGAGAGAACTCTCAAAAGATTACAGAGGGTCAAAGATTAATTGTAAAGAGAGATGTTGATGGTGCAACTTCGGGATGTGTTTTTGCTACTGTTCTTGAAAAAGATGCTAAGCAAAAAGATTTTATAGAAGTAGCATCTGAGGCAGACCCAACTACTAATCTTCCTATTCCTTCAGGAACTTATATGAAGATTAAAGCTAATTCTTTTTCGGTTCAACAGGGAGAGAATGCTATTATAGATTATGGTTGTAAAAGTTCTACGAGAAAGAGTTCAGGAAGTTACCCACAAGTTAATTATACAGTAAGTTTACCTCAACCGGACCCCAACATTCCCGGTTCTACACAAACAGATTACACGATTCCTGCAAACTCAAGAATCACTTTTGAAATAGAGGTTAAAAGAAGAGGTTCGGGTAATAAATGTGAGGGTAGAAGATGGAACTTAGAAAAAACTGCAGTTGCCTCTCAAGATTATGATAATTTTCAAGAATGGTTTGAAGGAGATAATATAAAAGATGTATTAGCACTTGGTGTTAGTAGTATTGGTAATCCGGGAAGTGGTTGTGATTTTGATACAGATTATGTAGGTACAACTACAGGAAGTCTTCCTCAAGATTTATGTACAGTATATTTTGGGTTTTATAGAAACCCAACTACAAATCAATTGTTTTTTCAAACAAGAGGTACAAGAGCCTGTGGTAGCACAAAGAAAAGAAGGTCATCTTTAAAAGTTTGTATTACTGTTTTTAGAGCAGAGAATACTTGTGTTTTTGAAAGTGAGCCACTTGATTCAGCACCGGATATTTGGTATGAAGGTTCAGAAACGTTTGATGTTATTAGAGGAAATAACATATGTAATTACACAATAGAGAATGATGATATAAACGATGTAGTATTTGACTACATTGATATTAACGGAGCACCTCAACAAGTTTTAGTTACGGGTAATTCAGCAGGTTCAGGAACTACAATAACATTAGCTGCAGAATGTGGTAGTGTTAGTATAAACCCTTCAACACCCCCGTTTGACCCAACAGATATAAATATAGGTTCAACTCCAATACCGGCAGGTACACATTTGGGTAATATCCAAAACCAAGTTATGTCGGCTAATCAACCTGCAATAATTGATTCAAAGTTTTTTAATTGTTATGCGTTTGGAAATGGTGTTGAAAGCTATAAAATTAGAGACAGTGTAATTGGCAAGGATTTTAAACTTGGTAACAGAGTAACTTCTACGGAAGCTATAGATTATTCAAGAGTTCGAAGAGGAGCAGACATTACTTACAGTGGTATTTACAATGATGAATCAAATGTAAATAGACTTAATGAGTTTAATACAGGATTGCTAAACTTTAAAGCTTTAGAGGAATCATTTGGACCTATTCAAAAACTATTTGCAAGAGAGACCGATGTACTAACATTACAAGAAGACAAGATATCTTATGTTCTTCAGGGAAAAAATTTATTGTCAGATGCAGGTGCAGGTAATTTACTACAGTCAGTACCTGAGGTTTTAGGAACTCAAATAGCGAGAATAGAAGAATTTGGTATTAGTCATAACCCCGAAAGCTTTGCTCAATGGGGTCCTGATAAATACTTTACTGATGCAAAACGTGGTGCAGTTTTAAAACTAAGTGGAACAAGCTACCAAAACGATAGCCTTGAAACTATATCAGGATATGGTATGCGAACTTGGTTTAGGGATTTATTTAATACACAATTTGAAACTCAAAAGTTGGGAGGGTTTGACCCTTATATGAATGAGTATGTTTTAAATTCAAATAAAGATTTAATTCCTATAGATAAAGAATGTGTAGCTTGTGGTGTATCACAACAACTTACAATTCTTGCCACACAAGATTTTGATGCTTGTTTTGAGATGGGAGAAGTTATAGGACCTGTTGAAATAGTTTGGGATGTTGCTCAAATCAGTGGAACGTTTGATGTTATTATTGAATATAATGGTAACACCACAACTGTGTCTAATGAGAATTCAAGCGGAAGTGTGGTTATTCAAAAAGATGTAATTGCAGTTACCGAAATCAATGTAACAATAAGACCTACTAATGCAGTAACCTTAACTCTAAATGTTCCTTGTCCTGATGCAAAAACAATAACTGTTATAGAGGTTGTTGCTACAAGTGCAAATGAATCAGGGTTGGATATTCATACTCAATTTAGATACATTGACGGAGGTTTTGTTTCTCCTTTAACATCTACATTAGTTCAGTTTGACTCAGGTGCAGGAAACCCTGTAGTTAGTTATTATAATGTAGTTTCAGGTCAACAAGGTAATGGAGCAATTCCAACAACAGGTTCTACTGTGAAAATGTTATGGAACAAGTTTGTTACAGATACTGCAGTTTGGGATAACAACACTAATAAATTTAGATATCTGAGAACTGCTGATAACTTTGCAAACACACCTCAATCAATAGCTGCTTTAATACCACAGTGTACTACTTTGACTACTGACACTTCAGGTCAGCCAAATATTTATCAAAGTGAATTTACAATGCCGGGTGGTAGTGATGGAGATTATTTGTATTTAGTGTGGGATTTAAGAAAACCAACTGCAATAGATTTATGTAAAGGTAACGACCTATTAGATGCTTGTTGTGGTTGTAACGAATCACCTGATTAAAATTAAATATTATGGCAATATATTACATAGACGGAACAACATTAAGTAACTCAACTGCAGTATACACAGACCCTACATTGAGTAATTATGCACCTGCTGCTTTTTATTCAGACGGTGTGGTTTCAAGAGAGCAAGTTCCTTTTGGTAATGTTTTTGAATTATTACCTCCTCAACTTTGCCCTACTTGTGCTACTCCTTGCGGAACTTCAATAGCAGCATCAGGTGGTGAAGGTATTTACAGATTAGATGTAGACACAGGAGGTACTTCTACAGATACGGGTGCTATAGTTATAACGTTTGACCCCGTAAATGTACCTGACGGTATTAGAGTTATTTATGATGGTACTTCTTATAATAAATTAAGTTCACCGAATTTTGGGTTGTTACAGTCAGGAACTGCGGCAGTTCCAACATTCATAGGTTCAACAGGAAGTCAAAGTGGTTGTGGCGGTGCAATAGAGGGTACTTATAATCTTGATGTTTATGAATACTCCAACAACTCATTTGTTAATACAGGGAACAATGAGACTGTAATTATAAATGCACCTCAAAACCAACTAACCTCAAGTGCTCCGGGTGATTGTGTTATGGTTATACCAAAACCTAATCCATCCCCTACCGTTGTAAACGTAGAGGTGATAGGTCCTTGTGGAGGTACTGCTTGGAATATTGATGTTAAGTGTCCTGTAGAAATACCTCGACTTCTTGCAGGTTATAATTCGAGTAAAGAATTAGTTTGTGCTGAAATTTTAGACGAGTATGTTTATCACGTTCCCGTAAGCGGCACAACTCAAAACAACGTAAATATTCACGATTATATTTTTGCAGATAAAAATGGTGCAGTATCAGTAAATGATGGATGGTATTTACACCCTACAGGTTATGTATACAAAGTAGAAAGTGGAGTTGTTACACAAAAAGAAACAAGCTTATGTGGAAGGATTACTTTAACTGATTGTACTACAGGACAAAATTGGACTATGAATGACAGGTTTAATAGTAATGTTCTTAATGAAGTTATTCAATACAAGAGAATAAACGCAGTAACTCAAGAGGTTGAGCAAACGGTTTATTGTGGTACAATAACATCTTTTACAGGCACAACAACAAATGCACAACAAGTAAGTCCAATAAGCAGAGCCTGTGATGACACAGTGCACTGTCCATAAAATATAAAATATGAGTAATCAAGTAAATAAGGATACGATATACACATTAACCTATGATAATGGAGTTAAAGGATTTCCATCTTTTTATTCATATTATCCGGATTGGATGATTGGTATGAATAATTATTTCTATACGTTTAAGGGAGGCAATCTTTATCGACATAATACAAACCCTGTAAGAAATAGATACTATGGTGTAAACTATCCATCTATAATGCAATCTGTATTTAATGACATACCCTTAGAAAATAAACTTTTTAAAACAATAAACTTAGAGGGAGATGATAGTTGGGGTACAATATTAGTTAGTGACCAACAAGATGATGGCTTTATATTAAAAGATTGGTACGAAGAAAAAGAAGGTGCTTATTTTGCTTTTGTTAGAAACAACGGAACAACACCTGCTCAGTTAAGCGAGTATGCTTTACGTTCTCTAAATGGTATAGGTACAAGTGCAGACATTGTTGTAACAGGTTCAACAACAACTGTTTCTTTTCCTGTAACTATGCCTATAGGTAGTATAATATCTGTAGGTTCTCCACTAAACAATGATGGTGATATGCTTTATTTTGGTGCACCTTTACCAACGTTATTAGGTAGAATAATTGAAGTCAATCAAGACTTTCCTGCAGGTATAAATAATATAGTTGTAGACAACTCAATAGGTGTTCCTGCTCCAAGCACAACTGAATATATTTTATATATAAAAAACTCAGTTGCTGAGTCTCACGGAATACTTGGACACTATGGTGTATTCACATTAACTAATAATAATACAGATAAGGTAGAATTGTTTTCAGTAGAAAGCGAAGTAATGAAATCATTCCCTTAAATTTCTTATCTTTGTTGTTGAATGATATTTGATATAAGACCACTTAATTCAGATGATTATGACACCATCCTTGTAGATTGGTGGAAAGATTGGGGATGGACACCTCCTCCAAAAGACTTTCTACCTCAAGAAGGAACAGGTGGGATGATGGTATTAGACCCTGACGGAACACCAATTTGTGCAGGTTTTATATACATAACTAATTCGAATGTAAGTCTTATAGAGTTTATGGTGTCAAGTAAAAAATATAGAAAAAAACCACATAGGAAAAATGCTATGGGTTTGTTAATTGAAACGTTAACAAATGTAAGTAAAAGAAATGGTGCTAAATATTGCTACTCTTTGTTAAAACATAAATCTTTAATGGGCACTTTTGAATCATTGGGATATGTTAAAGGAGATTCTAATACTTATGAAATGATAAAAAATTTATAAATTATGGCAGCAGCAACGGCAATAGCAGCAGCAGGTTTAGCAGTATCCATAGGAACTACTGCGGTATCCTTCTCTCAAGCAAGTAAACAAAGAAAGGCTCAACAACAAGCAGAAATTGATGCAGACAAAGCAATGGCAGAAGCAAGAGGAAAACTCGATGTAAATTTTGCGGAGCAAATGTCTATTAAAAAAGAAGCTTATGATAATGAGCGTGAGGCTTTATTGGTACAAGGTGCTATGGCAACTCAAGCAGGTATCGAAAGTGAAAGAGGCTCGGCTGCTTCTGCAGGTAGAGTTTATGCTGCACAACAAGCAGGTCAAGCACAGGTAAGAGGTGCTATGGCTGATGAAATGACAAACATTGAAAACGCTATTATAGAAGAAGATTCAAGGCTAAGAGATTTAGATGTAGCATTAGATTTAGAAGAGGTAGCAGGTAATCAACAAAAAGCGGCTGATGCTCAGAGAGCAGCAGAGATGGCTAAGCAACAAGGTATTCAGGGTATTATGAACACCGCACAACAAGCAGCAGCGTTTGTTCCTTTATATGGTCAAAACACTTCAGCACAAAGAGCGGCAGTTGGTCAAATTGATAATATAGATGCGGATGCATTTGCAAAAGCAGGGACAGGAGCAACTTATGACCCTACTGCGATTGCTGCTATGACCAACAAAGACTTTAGAGTATACAAAAGAAGTTTGAGTGAGGCTCAGAATAATATGTTGTTTCAAAACCAACAATATATAAACGCATACTCTAATCCTTATAATGCATATCTTGGAAATACTGCTGCAGTTACAGGAGCACCAAAATAAACTAAAACTAAGAAATGGCAACAGCATATAAATACGTTGAAAGACAAGCAGAGGATAACATAAATTGGGCAGAAGTTGGTAGCAACTTTAATAATATGCTCAAAGAGGAAATGCGTGTCCGAGAGGAGAAGAAAGCTGCCATTGATGAAGCCTCAAGAGAATATCAGAGAGTTTTAAATAATGTTCCTCAAGGTGAAAACCAAGACTTAAATGGATTTGCAATTCAATTTTCTGATGACCTACAAAAACAAATGTTGATGCAAGAGACTTTGTTAAAGAGTGGTCAATTAAGTCCTAAGAAATACACGATGATGAGGCAAAACTTAACCGATGGAACTGACCAAGGTTTTAGTTTACTTCAAGATTATAATGATGAGTATACCAAAAAGATGGATATGCTATCATCAGAACTTCCGTATGGTGAGCAGTTATCTGAAATTGATTTGCAGATTATGGCAAATGTTGAAGGGTTCTCAAACTTTAATGATGCCAAATTAGTTATCAATCCTGAAACAGGTTTGGTATCTATGGGTAAAATGATTGACGATGGCAAGGGTGGAAAAATGCTTGACCCTAATAGGAACAATTTGGTTTCAGTACAAAATCTAAAAAACAGAATAAAAACATCAATTACTAAATATGATGTTGTTGGTAACGCTAAGGAGTGGACAAACTCTTTAGGTCAAGATATAAAAGCAACCGTAGAAAGTATGGGTACAACATATACTGCAGGTACTTTAAAAACAATTGAAGACATAAGACAAAGAGAAGGTGGCTATGCAGGAATGGATGACAAAAAATTAGCAGCACTTGCTGCAGAAATGGGAGTCAAGCCAAGTGATTTAAAGGCATTAAGTTTATGGGAAGAGTCTTCTAAAACTTGGGCACAAGGTCAATTGCAAAACGGTTCTTTCAATGGAGCATCTATCCTTATGGATTTTAATAAAGCTACTCCCGATGGTGAGCAGTATACAACCACGTTTGATGAGGCTGAGACTTTAGATGCTAACGGCAAGAGAAAGCAAAATGTAATTTTGTTGAAGTCAGAAAATGGTCGTACTGTTACAGATATGACAGACGAACAAAATGCAGTTGCTGCAAGAACATTAGCTGCTCAAGCAGAGATGCAAATTGACTACAAGGAAAAGGTAGATACAGAAAGAATGAAGTTTGAGGCAAGACCTAAGAATCCAACCGAAGATGCGAATGCTAAAAAAGCAATAGAAGACCAATCTGTAGTAGGTAACTTTGCTAAGCTTTGGTATGGTAATGATACAGAGGTTAAGGAAGCAGAAGATTTCTTAAGAGGTCTTAATTCTGACATCGTATCTTTCGACAGGGATGGAACAAGTGTTGTTGTAACGTTTAGTGACGGAACTACAGAAGAAATGAGTTTTACTGATGATGCAGGGGTACAAATAGACCAAGCTTCATTTATAAAAGGTAACGTAAATAAAATATTGTCCAAGGACAATAAAATTACTGATGTAGATGCTACTCTTTCAAAATCTAAATTTGACAAAGACAAAGAGTTTAATGAAACATCAGTAGGGTTTAGTGCAGGTACTGCAGCAGATACTAAGGAACCTCTTCAGAAAGCGTTTGAACGAGTTATAAAGACAGAGAATCCTATTCCAAAAGGTGCAATTAAACTTGATGACAAAAACGCTTCTGTGCCGGGTGTACAAGCATTTGTAAATTCACTTCCGGGTCTTTCAGGTAACTATACTGTTAGAGCAGGAGGATGGGGTACAGATGATTATATTGAAATAGTAGACTCAAAAGGTAATGTGGTGGTTAAATCTCCTGATTTTAGTTCAAAAATGCCACCTGATTCTTGGTGGCAATCTATTTATGATTTGTCTTCTAATCAAACCTCAATGGAGGATAAGGGTTTAATTACACAAGGAAAAAGACAAACCATAAAGGCAACACAAAGAACAAGTAAGAAACAAGCCGCAATTAATCAAAAGAAAAAGAAATTAAACGGTCAATAAAATGAACGAAAAGCTACAAGAATTATATTCGTATATTAAATCACAAGGAGCAACTGACTTGTCAATTGAACAGTTTGCCGAAGCATACGGCAACGATGTGTATAAAGCAAAGGATGTTTATGACTTCGTAAAAGGAGAGGATATGACAGACTTAAACGAAGCTGATTTCTTTAACGCATACTTTGGTGAAGTAAAAAAAAAAGACCAACCACAAGAAGATATGGTTTCTTCTTCGGAAGATGGTTCTTCGGATTTGTCCGACATTCCTGAATTTGACCCAAGTACATTTAAGTTTGACCCAACTGCACCGGGTGCTCCACAAGACACAAGAGAAGATGGTTATGTGAGTCCTATGTCTACCCAAAATATGGGTATGTATCCTGATAAGAATGTTCTTGAAAGAGCACAAAACCAAATGGCAGCAGACTTTGCTTTTACGACAGAGCAAAGAAATAAAGATTTACCGGACCTAAGACTACAACAAGAGCAAGAGGCTAAAGCTAAAGAAATAGAAAGAGAGTTAAAGAATGCAGAGATATTAGGTGTACTGCAAGACGAAACTTTTATAAATGAAATATCACAAATAGATGCTTCTCTTATAGATAAAGCAGAGGAAGAAGTTGTTCCTTTTTTAATAAAGAATTTTAAAAAATATGGGTTTAGGTTTGTTGAATCAGGTATTGGTGATAACGTTACTGTAACTGCACCTGATGGAAAAACTACAACTACAATTGATTTAGACCCGTTCACATCTGACGGGGAAAGACAAGGAGCAGATAAATTAAGAAACTTTATAAAAGGAAACCTTGGTGGTGCTGCTAAAAAACCTTTATCATCTGAAGTTCAAAAAGCAATCAAAGCAAAAACATTAAGAAAGATTCCTTTAAAGAACGAAGACGGAACAGTATCAACTGTTAAAATGACTTCGTTTGAGGAAGACGGAAAGCATAAGGTTATACCTATGCTGCATCCTGTTAATCCTGACCACTATACATCAGATGCGATGTGGTGGCATCAAGAATTAACTTTTGATGAGGCTTTAAAATTAGCAAGAGAAAGAGATGAGGTTTTTGAATTCGACACCAAAGAGGAAGCAGAAGCTTTTGCTCAGGGCAGTTGGAAGGATGTGGCTACTGCAGAGGCAGAGATGGAAAAATACTATCAAGAGAGAGGTCTTGATTATTCTACTGAAAGAAAACTTTTATCTGATTATGACGAAGCTAAAGACACAGAAAACTTTTTAAGTGGTGCTCCGTTTAGACAAGAAGACCTTAGTCCTCAGGACCAAGTAAAATATGATAAATTTTATATCAACGGTAAATTAAGGGATGATTCTTATGAACTTAAAAATGCTGCTACAAAAAGAAGAGAGGAATTAGCAGATGCATATCTTGATGACCAAGCAATGTTTGTTAGGGAAGAAGCAGACCTTTATCTTGAAAAAAGAAGAAAGGCTACTATTGGAGATGCAATAAAAATAAACCTTGCTGCAAAAGAAGCTGAACAAGCAATCGAAAATAAAAGCTTAAGATATTTTGGTGTGAAGCCAAGTGAATTAAGTCTTTACGAACCACAAAATGAAAGAGAGGTTCAGATTAAAAAAGTTATTGAATTAGAGTATGGTGCTCAACAATACAAATCTCAGATTGCTGCAGATGCTTATAAGGAAGCTTCAACATACTATGATTTAAAGTACGACAAGTATGCTGAAAAAGAGTATGCTGAAAATTGGGAAGGGTTTCAAGTAGCCTTAGAGAACGGAACCAATATGGGTAAAGCAGGTGATTTAATTTTAGCCGCTACAATGTACCCGGGTTTTATGAATGGTATTGACCTTGAAGACCCTGAGTCTACTGCGTTAATGGCAGAGAAGATTGTAGACTATATGAATCGAACTTCTGATAAAAGGTCAAGAGTTTTAAATAGATGGGAGAAAGCATCCAATATGGATGAGAATTGGGATGTTATTTTAGATGACCCATTTGAGTGGATGACATCATTAGCAGCACATAGTATTTCTATGATGTTGCCATATGGTAAAAAGATTATTCCTCTATCTATGGCTGCAGGTACCGCAACAGGTGCAGCAATAGGTGCATCAGGTTTTGTCACAGGACCCGGTGGTGTAGTTACTACGTCAGCAGGTGCAGCAACAGGATTTACTTGGGGTACAAGAACGGGATTTGCAGCTACCTCATTGGCAATGGAATATACTAACGCAGTTCTTGAGGCTATTACAAATCAAGGATACGATATGACAGACCCCGATTCTGTAGCAAAAGCCTTAAACGATGAAAAGGTTTGGGCAGAAGGTAAGGAGCGTGGGTTTAAAAGAGGTGTTCCAATTGCTATTGTAGATTTACTTACTGCAAAATTAGCAGGTAACCTTATAAGGGTTGGAAATGTATCAGGAAAAGGAGCGAGAGTTGCAGCTTTAACTGCAGAACGTATGATAGCTGACCCAATTGGTGAAGGCTTTGGTGAACTTGCTGCTCAAATAACAGTTGGTGATGATATAAACATTAAAGAGATAATGGCTGAGATGGGTGGTGCTATGGGTAACAACACATCTAATATGGCAATTAATCTTGCTATGGAAGCAAGAAGTAGAAACAACTTAGAGTTAGCATCAGCATTTACAGATATAAAGTTTATGTCTGACGAGTTGTCCTCAGGAACTAAGATTTCTGCTTGGGCAAATAATATGGAACGTCTTGGTCAGATAGATGCTGAGACTAATCAGCGTATACAAATGAACGTTGGTTTAAGAAAGACTGCAAGGGAACTGTTAAATAACACAGGAGCATTTTCAAGAATTAAAAGAAATGGCGAAGTAGAAACAAGAGTTATGGAACTTCTTGCAGCTAAAGAAGAAATGTCATCAACAACAAATAGAAAATCAATTTTCAGTAATAAGATTGGTGAAATAAATAAAGAGTTAGAGGACATAATTACTACTCGAAAAACAAGACCACTAAACGAGCAGACTATTCTTGCAGGTACAGGTGTTTTTTCTATTGGAGAACAAGCAAACGTTTCTGATATAAGAGAAGGGTTGCCATCTTATAGAATTAAGAAAAATAGATTTGGAAGATTACAACAAGTTTCTAAAGAAGAATTTGTTAAGTTTATAAATGGACTTAGTCCTAATGAGTTGCTTCGTATGAGTGCAACTGTAGATAATGATGATGAGGTATCTAAGTTGGTTTCCCGAAAGTTAGTTGAAGCAAAGGTCGAAGAAGCAAGAGGAGGTACTCAAACTACTACGGAAACTGAAACGGAGGTAAAAGATACACCTGATACTCAAACAGAGGTAAGCGAAGAACAAAGTGAAGTTCCCACAGAAACAGGTGTTGTTCCTACAACAACAGAAGAAGTGTCTTCAAAGACACAAACCGAAGAAACTACACCGGGTTTACCTGAGGGTACTCAAACAACTCCTGCTATTAGTCAAGGTCAAGGTCAAGCAAGTGTTGGTGTTATAGAAGAAACAAAAGAAACAGAAACTCAACAAGCAGCAGAAGACTTTGAAGCTTCACTTAAAGAAGAGGAGTCAGGAAAAAAACCAAAGGTTGATTTTAGATTAGAGATAGATGAGACTACTGATGAAAATGCAAAGCAAGAAGCTGAAGATGAAGTGACCAATGCTATAAACGCAATGGAAAGTCCAAACGTTGATGTTAAGATTACACCTGATGAAATGACATCAGAAAAGATTGATGTTGAAGAACTAAATAGCAGAACAGATAAACCACTGAAGATTACTAATCTTAAGGTTGTTAAAGGAGTTCCTACTATGTTTAGTATTACAGACCAACTTACAACAGGTACTGTTACTAATCCTGTTACAGGTAATGTAATTGAAGACCTTAAGGGTGCGATTGGTTTTAATGGAACTGTAGGCAATGAACAAGCAGCTTGGGCAAATGTGGAAGAGAAAGAGGCTCAGACTATTATAAGTAGAGCAGAAAAAATCTACCAAGAAAACCAAGAAATATTTAAAGATTTTTGGGCAAAGAATCCTGAGTACAATGGGTTGGTTCCAATGAACATTGTTAAGATGGGTCAAGATGCTATGCAATCTAACGAAGCAGTTGTAAGAGTGTTAGCAGATAATATAACTACGTTACCTAAAAGAAACAGAAGGTCAGCAGTTCGTGTTTTAAAAACACAGATGAAGCAGGACTTAGTGAAGTTAAAGGCTAAGCCTAAAAAGAATGCTACTGACAAAAAGAACATCAGAAACTTAACTGACTTATTAAAAAGATTTAGAGAAGGCAAGGTTACAACTATGGACCAAGCACTTACTCCTGAATTTGTAGAGAATATGTCTCTCCCTATGAGAGCAAAGTTGGTTGGATACCTAACCACAGGAGTCATTCAAGAAGCTAAGGGTAAAGAAAAGAAAGTTGGAGGGGTAACTAAAAGCACAAAGGTTACAGTAAAAGAACTTTTGAAAGGTGTTGAAGAAGATGCGGTAAAATTAAACTTGGCTCAGATAACTAATTTACTTACAGACCCACAACTAAAGAACGTACCTATTGGTAACGTTGTTGCTTTAGTTGGTGTTGATGTTTTGAATCCGGGTATTATAGAAACAACACATCCGAATTATAAGTATGGAGTTAGAGGAAAGTCAATAGGTATACTTGAAAATCCACAATCAATGGAGACGGTATATCCTAAGGCATTCGAAAAAATAATGGCTAAGATGATTACCTCAGAAGCAGGTGGTAAAAAGTTTGCAGCTAAAACTAAAAGAACTCAAACAACAGGTGTAGGTATTGGTGTTCCGGATAAAGATTACATTGGTATTATGGCAGCCATCAATCCTGATGAGTCTACCAAACTAAATGCATTTATGAACTTAGCGTTCCCGTCTGTAGTAATTAATTCAGACGTAGATACATTTAATAATGTAATGTCTCAAGACAACGTTAGAGCGTATCTAAAAGGTGATGAGATTATTTATGGTGTTACAGTAGACGGAGACATCTACATTAATCCTGAGGTACACGAAACTAAGTCATCACTATACAACACATCTATACACGAGATGGGTCACGTTTGGACAGATTACTTACAGACCACAAAGAAAGGTAGAGAGATTTATAAGAAGGGTGCTGAGGTTGTTCAAGAAACTGATGAGTTTAAAAAACAATTAAAAAGATTTGACGGTGATGTAGATAAAGCCACGAGAGAAGCTATGGCTATTCTTATTGGTAATAAAGGTGAGACAATAGTTAATGGTTCTATTAAGTCCAAATTCAGCGAGTGGTTGATTGGTATGTGGAACTACATTAAGTCTCAATTTAAAATGTCTAAGGACCTATCAGCAGAAGAGATTCAGAACTTAACTCTTGATGAATTCTTAGGGACTGCATTGGCAGACATTTTTGCAGGGAAGCCATTAAAGATGACGGAGGCTCAAACTAAAGCTTTAAAAAATCCTGAAGCTATGTTTAGTTCCGGGATGAGTATAGATAGTATTATTCAGAAAGGAAGAGACCAAGGTATCCCTGATGAATCAATTAGAGTGGTATTAAAAAACAGAGGCTTTAGTGCAACTGACATCAACAAAGCAATGGTAGTAAACATAGGCTTAAGAGTTCCTATGCCAAGAGTTTTTGGAGATGTCAACGAAGGTGCGAAGGTTGGTTTTAGATTATTTAATAATGTAAGAACTGCAGTAAATAAATTTGCATTTGACAAGACGGGAAGAATTAAAACTTTTTCTGAGATAAGAGAAAAAGCATTTGATACTTTAAAAGCCGACCCAATATTTAAAATTCAAACTGAACAATTACAGAATGAATTACTTGTTGCATTTGACAGAGCACTTGGTATTAGAGGAAATGCTAAAGTTGCAAGAGAAATAAATAACATTAAGAAAAATCTTAAGCAAAGAAAGATAAGTGCAGATAATCTTACAGATGCACAAAGAAGAATGAGAATGATTATTCGTAAGCTTCTACCTGCAGGTAAGAATTATTCTAAAACAGTAATCAACAGATTACTAAAAACAGTCAACACAACTACACCTAAAAACTTCATAGGTAAAATGTCTGAGGTTTTAAAAGAAGTTGAGATTGAAAGAAATAATGAAAAGAACAGAGTAATAAAAGACATCCTAACTATAGTAAAAAAGAAATCAAGAAAATCTAAAACATCTTCAGGCAAGGTAAGAGCAGCAGGATTAGATGCAATAGGTCAAGCTTATTTCTCTCAAGTAAAAGAAGTTTTAGATGCCGTTATGAAACAAGACTTCGAAGCATTACAGGAATTAGCAGATAGTGTTAGAGATGAAAGGATTACAGAAATACTTCAGAAACAAGAGCAAGGCGAGAAGCTTACATCAAAAGAAAGGTTACTTCTTGATAGAAGAATTGCACTTGATTCTTTTGGAGACGTTATGACAATGGAACTCGAAGATGTTCAGGAATTACTTGAAGATGTCAAGAGTGCAAGAAAGGAATCAATTCAAAGATTAAACAACAGGAAAGAAGAAAGAAGACAGAAAGTAGAAGAAAAACAAAAAGAGTTTAACGAACAAATACAAGACGACTTTGGTCAGCTATATGATGAGAACGGTAATCCATTAAACGAGAACGGTCTACAGAAGAATCGTCAATTTATTAGAAAAGCATTTAAAGAAAAAGGATTATTTGGAGCAGTCACTGCATTCTTTAATCAGTTTAAAGAAGATGGTGTAAAAAAATTGACATCAAATGGTGTAGCTAAGTTTATGCAAAACTATGTTACTCACCTTGGTACGTTTACAAGAATGCTTGACGGATTTAAAGACGGAATGTTTACTGAAACATTTTATAATGTATTGAACGACTTCGATGAAAGAAATCTTCAAGGTGTTAGAAGAACCGAAGGTGATATGAATGCTATGACTAATTCTACTCACGGTAAAAAATGGACCGAGTGGAAGTATTCATTAGGAACAGATGTTCAAGAGTTGTCATTTATAGATACAGAAACAGGTAATAGAACCTCAAATGTTTTCAATAAAGACCAAGCAATGAGAATCTATGCGTTATCTCTAAACCCAATTCAGGCAGAAAAGTTGGCTAAGATGGAGGTGGATTTAGAATTAGTTAAAAGATTTATTGGTAAAGACAATCAAGAGTTGGTAGAGCAAACCGTAGATTTTTTAAGTAATAAATATTTTGAAGAGACCAATGCAGTTTACCAACAAGTAAATGATGTTAGTCTTGGTTATGTAGAAAATTACTTTCCTACAAGAACAATTAGTAAAGGAGCAATCACCAACGATATGATTCTTGAAGGAGAGTTTAATAAGGTGTTTACTGCGGAGTTTTCACCTGCACTTAAAGAGCGTGTTGATTTAACAGGAGATGTTATATTAGGTTTGTCTTTCAGTGAGGTTATGGAAGAGCACGTTAAGTCTATGGAGAAATACAAAGCATATGCCTTAGGTGTTAAAGAAATGAATGCAATACTTCAGGACCAAGGGATACAAAACCTTTTAGACGAAACAGGTCTGAAGCAACTGTTTTCAAGGTCACTTAATTATGCTATTAATCCTGATTCGGGACCACAAGTAGAAAGTGCAGATGTGGTTACAAAACTACAATCTTTATTTACAGGTTTTGCTTTAGCACTTAAATTGGTTCAGGTTCCAAAGCAGATGTCTTCATTTATATTTGCGTGGCAAAAGTATAAAGCATTGCCATCAGGTAAATATATTCCGGGGTTAGACACACTTGGTTTTATGAAAGACTATGCTGAGGTATTGATGTTCTTAAGAACAAATATTAAGGAAGCAAGAGAAATATCAGCAACTTTTGATAATCGTATCAAGCAAGGTTTAGAGGGTGATGTATTTGGTATTGAATCAGGTGGTAGAACTTTTAAGAAAACAAAAGCACAACAAGGTAGAAGAGGTCGTGCTGCAAGAGCATTTACAAAAGTAAAAGGTTTTACTACAGTAGCAGGGGATATCCTTGGTGTACTCGGATACAAAGCTTTATACAACAGGCAAATCAGAAATGGTGTAGATAAAAATAAAGCACTTAGAGATTTCAATGATTACAACTCTACTCAGCAATCAAGAAGAGCAACAGAAAAAGTAGGACTTCAGCAAAGCACAGATGCTCTTAACAGAACATTTACAATGTTTGGTAGTTCTTTATTTCTAATGATGAACAATGTTTATCAATCTTCTATGAATGTAACAAACGACATTATGAGTGGCAAGAAACCTAAGATGGAAGAGGTTCGTAAATTGCTTTTAAATTATTCATTAGCAAACGTTGCGTTTACCGCAGTGTCATACGCACCTGCATTACTTCAAGGTAAAGATGGCGAGAAAGACAGAGCATACAAAGCATTAAGAGATGCAGCGTTAGGACTTAACTTAATCTATGCTATACCTATTATGGGTTCTGCAATTGAAACGGCAATAGCATACGCTGAGAAAGATAGAAAGCCAATCTCTGATGTTGTAAACCCATTAACATCTGTAGTTAGGAAAGTATTCAAGAGTATTAAAGATGTCAGTGGTCCTGATAGTTTAGTTCAAGCAACGAGAGTGTTGTTAGAAATTTATTCAGGAATGCAACTTGATGCACCAATAGGATTAATAAAGCTTCTCGGAGGTAGTGGTGATTCAGATGATATGTATGATGCACTTGGTATAACACCATCTTACAGACCGGGTTATGGGCAAACTAAACCAAAGAGTAAAACTAAAAAGAAGTCAACTACTGCACAAGATAAGAGAGCAATAAAGGCTATTGACCCTGAGTTGTACGAAGAACTATACGGGAAAGAAAGACCTACATATGAAATCGAGCAGGAGTTAAAACAGATGAATAAAGAAGTTAAAGATGAACTTAAAGACATATATAACTAATGCCATTTAAGAAAGTTGGTCCAAATAAAAACGTAAGTCCAAGTGGTAGGGTGTTCACTGATAAACAAGTGAAACTCTACTACGCAACTGATGGATTTAAAAAATCTAAGCTATCAAAGAGTTCAAGGAAAAGAAGAAGAAAGAAGAAGGATTAGGTCTACACCTTCTAATACTTTTAGGTAGCCTACTTCTTTTGATATGGTTTTCCTATCTGAGAAATCTGTTTGTTTAGGCAGGTCTTTATACGACCATTCTATTTCATATTGTTGCAAATAAAAACCCCAAACACCTTTCGGTGTGGAGTTTATATAAACAGGTATTGTACCATAAGTTTTACTACGCTCCATTAGAGAGTCGTATTTTTTTCTTTCTATAATTAATTCATCATAGTGTTTTCTTCTGCATTTTAACTCTATATCTAAATTGTATTTAGAAGAGTAACAATCATACCTACTGTTTGTAAACTTAGTAGGGTTTAAGTCTTGTATAAAATTTTTTTTTATAAATGCAAATAGCTGCTGCTCCGAAGCAATCTCTTGATAGTCATATGTCATCCTCAATCGATATTGAAATATCCTTTAAGATAGACTGCAACAATTTAATTTGTGATTTCAAAACCTCAAAGTCTCTATCCATTAGAGCCTCGTAGATTTCAGTAGTAGAGTCGTGAATGTTATCCATCAGGTAGTTGATGTGAGCGATACGTTCTTTGTCATACGCTGATGGGTCAGGAGCCATTCTATAAGGGTTCTTTTAATGTGTTTTTTGAGTCCATTGTTTGCAAGAACAAAGTCCCCATACTATTATTAATTGTTTTAATTGCTAAATAAATTCTACGAGACATCTTTTTAACTTCGTCTTTCTCTTTTTTTGTAGAGTCTGTACCGAGATGACAATGCATACTACAGTCCATTTCAAGAAGTCTGTCTTGCTTTCTTTTATTGGACCAAGTCTTATACGAAAGTACCTTATCTATTTCACTTGTCGTAAACACCATTGTAGAATTGATTTAATTTATGTAAGATTAAGTCTTCAGTTCCGAGTCGGGTTCGTTCTTGTATTACTTTAAATAAGTCTTTGAACCTTTTGTCTTTTTCTTGGAATTCTTTTAGACGTAAGCTAACCTTTTCTGTTTCCGAAGATAACTCTTTGTTTCTAATTCTCAAAGAAATTACTTCTTTTTTTAGTTCATTTTCTGACAAATAATAAACGGGGTCATATTCTTTGTTGAATTCTGATTTGATTCTCTCGTAATTATTACGCAGTTGAACATCTGTTTTTACATACCACTTAAAGTTTTTAAAGTAGTGCAGTATAGTAGCGTGGTTCATTAACATCGACTTCGCTATAACACTACAACCATATCCTGCTTCATTTAATATGGTGGCATAAATCATTTTAGCGTTTACATTATGTTGTACTCTGCTTCTGTCTTTTCGTACATCAACTCCTAAGAGAGTCTTCACTATTGTTCTCAGGTGACTGAATTGTTCCTGCTTCAAGTATAAAGTTTCGAATTGGCTCATTATTTATTATATATGATTTGATTGAGTTGTTATCTGATATGAAATCTAAGTATTCATCTACTTCTATTTCATTAAGGTCTACTAATATAGGTCTTTCGGTTTCTTGTTTTAAATATTCTACAACAAAAAATATGGGTTCTTCTTTTTTTATTACACCTGCAACTTCTTGGGTCCATCCATTTTTTATTGGAAGAAACTCCATTACAGATACAGTTTGTCCAATGATTCGAGATGCATCATCAATACTGTAGTAGCCAAGCTGCTGATAAAACCAATCATCAACTTCATACGCTAACTCATCCTCTAAAAACTTCAGTTGTAAATCCATATTTCTCTAATTCTTTTAGTCGATACTTTTGTAGTTCGGACACTTTTCCTTTTGGTGTCTTAACTTCACTAAAGATTACATTAGAGTTGGGTGGTATAGCAAGTATATCCGGTATACCATTCTTGTTTGTCTTAACTAATTTCAATACATAATATCCTTCAGCTTCTAACTGCTTTATTCTTTTTGATTGTATTTGTTGTTCAGTCATCCGTTCTTTCTGTAATCCTCAAAGAAGCCTATGGCAACAATAAGGTTCATACTTAATGATGATGCAATCTCTATTACATCGTGATAGTTGTGAATAGACAGGTGTATGTGACCTACTACCCAAAAAGGTATTGCTAAGTTTTGACTAATCCAAATCAGTAGAAATCTTAAGAACCTCATATAACAAATATAAAATATTTTATTGGAAGTTATATCTATAGTTGTGCCTTTCAACTTCTATCTTTTGATTTGCGAAGCAAGTCATTCCATTTATGTGACTATCAGTAGGGACAAAGTAGTGCCACCTTTTTATGCCGGGGATGTAGTAGAAAAAAAACGCTGCTCTTTTCCCCGTGTTCTTTTCATAAATAACAGTTGCAGTATGGTCACTTGTTGGTATAATTTCCTGCACAGTAAAGGTCTCGTTATTATAATTGTTTTTTCTTTCTTTATTGGAATACCTTCTACACACCTCATCAGTAAAAGATTTTAATTGTTTGGCTATTTCTTTATTCATATTATCTTTTTAAAATGATTTACTGTAAAGTCCTTCTTCTTTGATACCGCTTTATAGATATCTTTTTCTATTCCATCTTTTGCAAATACCCAATATACATCTGACTCTAATCTATCCTTAGTGGTCATCCTATCTCTTGACTGCCAATAACTTGTAGCACTAAAGTCTATGTTATAATATACAAGTGCCTTGGCTTTTCGTAAGGATATACCCTCACGACCTGATACAATTTGTAAGGCTATAGACTTACTTGTGTCTTCAAAGACACTAAGTTCCGTACATAGTTGGTCTCCGTATATCTTCTTAAGTGCATTCAATTCTTCTTTAAACTTATAGAAGATTCCAATCTTTACATCTGAAAAGTTGTCGTGTATAAATTGTGCTTTAGAATAATCTATAATGGTTGAGTTGCCTGATTCAAACTTAATGGTCCCTGAGTATAGTTGATGAAGTTTCATCATAAGCTTTACGGGAGTGTCTCCAAGTATAACTTCTTCCTTACCTTCCACTACCCTATGTTTTTTTAATTGAGCCGTAAGCTTCTTTGTAATTGGCTCAACGTCTACCTCAAGTATGTGTTCACGAGTATCTACTTTAAACCCTGCCTCTTTTTGTGAGTAAGAAATAGTATATGGTTTCATCTCGTCAATAATCTTTTGATGACCATCGTGGTAATCGTTTATGTAAAGAGAATTGATTTTTCTTTGCTTAACGTTTACATACTGTTTAGAAAACTTATAAAAGTTTACAAAGCTTGAGAAAGGATTCCCCTTTATTCCATAAACTTGATGATACATCTGACTATAAGATTCAGGAGTTGGTGTACCTGATAGCAGAATTACATTTGGGTTGTCTGATTTTTGTAATAGTTCTTTTACTTGCTTAGCACGTTTACTTGGTTTAGGAAATGCACCCATACTATGTGCTTCATCTAATATTACCAAATCAAATACACCCTCTACTTTATGCAATGATTCATAGTTTATAATTGTAATACTGAAGTCCGGGTTGAGTAAATCATAATCATTCTCTATACTACTGATTGCTTTTTTCTTAGTGACAAACAAAACATTTTTTTTGTTTTGTAGTTTAGCTATGCCTAAACTTGTTAATGTCTTGCCTGTTCTAACCTCCATAGTTAGGTATAAAAATCCTTTTAATAAAAGTATCTCGCTTCCTTTAACAATAATTTTTCTTTGATATTCTCTGTATTTAATTTTTGATTTTTTATTTTCCATCCTGTCTTTATAATATTTAAGACTTTCAATTGCTCTGCGTTCCACATCTTCTGTGTGTTTGTAGCATCTCTGCTCAACCATAACGGCATTCTTTCCTCTTCCCGTTTTTACTAATTTAGTTTTGAATACTATACCGTGTAGTAATTTTGATTGACGATACATCATCTCATCAGTGTATCCCGGTATTCTATCCATTACATAATTTGTTTTTCCTGAATATATCTTTGTAACGCAGCACATCTTTTGTAGTCTTCTTGTTCTATAAAATAATTTAAAATTTTTTCTAAGTCTCTCATACTCGGAAACCTTTTAGCTATGTTGTGGGCAAAGTATGGATGTTTACCATCCACAATTTCTTCCCAATCATATCCGAGTATGATAACATTAAATGAATTAACCATAGCAATATGGACCGTGTCTATCATAGGTCCATAGATGCTTGTTTAACTTTTGGTTTTACAATGGTGAACCATCTTCCATTCATATCCCTACCTTCCAAAGGTTGAACACCTGTTGTGAATGAGCCATAAGCGACTAACCATCTGTAGAATCTTGTTCTACTAATTGTCATCTTAGCCTTTGGTCCGTAGTCAGGATACTCTCCTATGAAGTCGAAGTATAAATCCTGCATCATAAGTTTTGTGTCTACCCTTAACCTATCATTCTTCTGATGACCTTCAATAAGTCCACACCATTCAATGAAGTCGTGTGAAGTTTGTGCTGAGAGTTGTCTGATTTTTAGGTTGACAAACTTACTTTTAACTAACCCCGTGTTTAAGTAATCTTGTAAGCAGTATGTCATATAGTTATCGAACAAACACCATTCATCTTCATTCCATTCTGCAAAGAAGTGTTTATCAAACTCATCAAGAGGAGTGAAGTTCTTGTTATAATGTTGGTGAAGTTCTATTTCCCATTTTCTTCTTTCAAAAGAATTACCTGCTCCCTTGATTGCGTAGTTAGTTGTAATAGCAATCTTTGGTGATTTACTAAATGGTATTTTAATAGCATCTTTGTTTTTCTTTTCAAGAGTAAGTCCTTCAGTAACCACACTAAATAGTCTTTCAAAATCAAAGTGCTTCTTTACATCATCGAAACAAAGTATCTGCGTGTCTGCTGATACCAATTGATATGGAAATGATTTTTCAAAAGCGAATGCCTTACCATCAATGACCACGAGTTTTTTCATTTGTGAAAGTGCATTCATAAATAAACCTTTACCCGTACCTCCTTCAGGATTGTCTGATATTACCTCATCATTCAATATGATTGCCGGGCAATAGCTTAGATTTTTATATCCGTGCATCATATATCCAATGGTACTTTCCATTGTCTTAGTTCTGTCTCGGTCATTGCCACAAATATTTCCAATGAACACAGAGTAATCACATTTCTTTTCATCACAAATTTTAAACTTGCGATTAATGATATGGTCCTTCCAAACATACCCACCTAAATCAAGGTAATCAATTGGCTCTATGTTTTCTTTTGTTATTTTGACCGCACAGTTTTGATAATATAAATATGCTGAGTCTTTGGTATCTTCTATAAAGTAGATGTCTATGGTTGATAGTAGAGTAAGAAACTCTTCTCGAAAAAATCTAACTTGGTCAGCAAAATAATTGTAAACACTTAAGTCCTCAATCTCTTGTAGGTAGTTCAACACATAATCTTTTATTTCTTTTTCAGATGTGTGGTCTATTAGATTGTTAGTTACCTTAACGAATACATAGTTCTTACTACCTTCCGGGCAATACTTATAGAAACCATTATCTTCTAAAAACTTTTTAAATGAAAAGTGAACAATCTTTATAACACCTTTATCACTCTTCTCCCAAAATGTTTTCTTTGCTTGTTCTTTCTCTATGTTACTTACAATTGTTTCAATTGAATCAGAGTCTAATCCCGTTTCACTTAGTTGACTTTTGATTTCTTTCTTTGATACACCCTTTCTTATTTTATCTTTTATCTGCTGCAGTCTCTCATCATCTTGATAGTATTTTGTTCCGTGGTTAGTGGTATTACTATAGGCACTATCAATAGTCCTTGTTACTTCAGCTTGTGAAAATCCATTAGTAACATATCTGTTTAGTATGTAACCTGCTAATGATTTAGCTACACCATAATCATTAAAAGCCATAGCTAATACAAAACAGTTTTGATTTCTTTGACCTTCAGTCATTGGATATTTTTTCTCCCACCACTTCACAAGTATTTCTACTATTTTGTTTTCGTCTGTGATTGGTATAGTTTGTTGGTCATTATACTTACTTACCTCTTGGTACTCAGGCTCAGCTATTGTATCCCAAACCTGAGAGTTTACATTTCTAAAAAGTAATGGGTCATACGATTCGTAACAAACTCTTGAAACATTCTTACACATCTTATCAAAGTAAGGTGAGTCATAATATTTCTGCAGTGAATTAAAATACTTAATATGATTTTCCGGGAGAGCAGGTATCTTAACTAATACCTTTAGTCCATTTCCCGATGGAGATATAAACACACTGTATGTGTATGGGTCTTTGGTTAGGTTCTCTTTGTGTTCGAGTAATAGTTTCTTTTTCTCGTATCCATCAAAGTCTAAACAAATTAAACCCGAATGCTCAACCAATGCTGAGTCTTTTCTTTTGGTGAATGTTCCTGAAAAACAAATAGCAGGTAATAATTTTTTTAATTCATTACGCTCTGTCTTGTCCTTGGTGATTCTGATTTGCTTTACAAGTTTCTTAGTGGCTCCATCCTTGATTCTCTCTAATACAACCTGCACTTCTCTGTGGAAAGGTGTCTCCGTTTCCTTAATGTTTTTGAATATAGTTACTGTTTCTGTCATTGATATGTTGATTATTTTTCCTTTAATGTAAAGAAAAGAAAATTATTGTTAATAAAAAAATATAGTAGTACAAAAGTTTTTTTACTTCACTATGACATAGTAGGTATAAAAAAGAAGGGAGCAACGCTCCCCTCTTTAAACCTTGTGTCTTTGAAGACACTTAGAATGGTAAGTCGGCATCAACCTCCTTAGCAGCTTCCTGCTTAGGTGCGGTGTCTGCTTTTGGTTTAGCTTCCCAAGTATCTAACTCACAATAGTAGTTGCCTCCTTTTGCTCGTTTAATATCAAGATTTACCCAACCGTTTTTAGCATTAGCTTTCAAGAAAGCTATAGCCTCATCGACCTTAATTGATTGCTTCCCTACTACAAATTCAGGAGCATTGTCGTTTCTCTTAAATGAGAAACCATCTGCAAAAACTTTTTCTTCTGCCATTTTTAATTGATTTTAATTGTTTGTT